CAGTTAAGAAAGGTGCTGAAGTACCTACTTTTGGTGTTTGCGGTTTCGGTACATGGACACTCTTGGCACAAGACTATGTTGGTCAAGAACAGTATGTAATTACCCCAGGACACGGCTTTGATAGCGATTCCAACGGTCCTCAAGCAGCTTTCCGTGCTTTGATGGTTGCTGGTGTTCCAATCTATCCAGACCCATATTGCCCAGAAGGTACTTTGTACTTCATTAACAGCAACTACATGAGCCTCTATATCCACGATCAAGGTTCATTCGTATTTACTGGTTTTGAGTCCACACTTCCTAACTGGCAGATCGGTTATGTTGGCGCAGTTTTGATGATTGCCGAATTGGTAAGCACCAAGCCTAAGTCAATGACCCGTGTGCAGGGTTATAACTCTATTTCACTATAAGGAGCATATAACATGGCACTAGGTAATAATAAAATCCTGATTTCAGGTACTTATGCGAATACACCAGGCGCATTTTGGCAGTTAACTACTTTGTCAGTTCCAACAGGCGGTGTTGTAATCCCTGCTGGTAACTACATCGTGTTCCCAACAGCCAATGTGAGCATTTCTGCTGTATCAGCTTATAACGCAACTTCTAACGCTGCAACATGGTCAACTGTGATTGCTTCAGGCGTTGGCGGTTGGATTACTGCTGACGGTGTGAATGTGGCTGCAAACGCATCTACTGCTGCAACATTGACTTTAGCTACTGTAAACGGTGGCTTGCCAGTCAGTGGTACATTCAACGCAAGCTAAGGAGATCAGTAATGGCTAATCCAGATTCAGTATCACAGTATTACCTTGATAGTTTCGGGAATGGTCGCATTGCTGTAGCTCAAAATGTTTCCTTCAATACAGTAGGCAATGCTACCGTTACTGGTATTACATTGCCTATTCTTGGAGGTGGCTTAACACAATCAGGTTCAACTGCAACATCAGGTGCGGTTATTCTCCGTAGAATTACGGTTTCTAACCCGTCTGGTGATGTATCTTCTGCGTATGTTTCAATTTCAACAGATGCAGCAGGTTCTAATGTGGTTGTAGCGAATGTGGCGTTAACTCAGATCAACGGTGTAAACAAGTTCACTGATTTAACAATTGCAGCTCCTTATGCAGCCTCAGTTCCTGTTTCAGGCAATGTAACCCAAGCCTTATATGTAAATGTGAACACTGCTAGTGGTAACACTAACACTGCCACAATTAGCGTATATGGCGATGTTGTAAAGTTCTAAATATGTCCTCAATCTTCGTAACTAATAATTCTGACAAAAAGTTAAAAGATGGCTACGCTGGAGTCTTTTACACTTTTCCTAAAGGTGAAACTGTAGAGCTTCCTATTGAAGTAGCTCGTCACATTTTTGGTTATGGAGATGAGAACAAAGAGCCGTATTTGGCAAGACTCGGATGGATCATCACTGCTAATGACCTTGAAAAAGGTTTAGAAATTCTTTCTCAGTGGGATTTTTCATCTGAAGCTCCAAAAAAGAACCAATCTATATCCCCGTTGGTGGAAAGAGTACCCCTGCCGTCTGAAAGGAAGGCAAGGGGAAAAGTCCTACAGGCGGTAGCATGACTTATGAAAGGTAACCAGTGGCAACACTTAATTCATACCTTACGCAAGTCCAAAGGTTGCTTCATGATGCCAACAATAACTTCTACTCTCCTTCACAGTTAACGGATTACATTAACGAAGCTCGTCAGAGAACAGTTCGTGATACTGGAGCGTTAAGAGAAGTCGTTGTTACACAAACACCATGTATGGTTGCTCCTACAGCGACCATTGGCGGAGTTTCGCCACAATATCCATCAGCCTGGGCAGCAAATACTGCTTACACTGCTGGACAATTCATTTTTAGCAATATCTACATCTATCAAGTAACTCAATCTGGTACTACTAGCGGTACAGCGCCTCCGTACCCACAAGCTACTCAAAACAATTACAACAACTATCCACCAAGCGGTCAGTTTTTAAACGGCACTTGTGGATTAACTTATGTTGGTAATTGCGAAAATATTAGCTACCCAGCGTTGACTTATTTAATGGGAACATCACCTTTAACTCCATCTAACGGAAATACGGTGCTAGATATTGTCAACATCAATTTGTACTGGGGAAACTCCCGTGTACCGCTTGATTACTTAGCTTGGAGTGACTTTAATGCCCGTCTGCGCTTTTGGCAAAACTACATTGGCAGACCATTGGCATTTAGCATTTATGGTCAACAACAGATTTACATAGGACCAGTACCAGATCAAGTCTATCAATTAGAGATTGACTGCGTGGTATTGCCTAATGCGTTGAGCCTAAGCTCACCTAACACTACCGATGTCATCAACGATCCTTATACAGCGCCTGTACAGTTCTACGCAGCTTATTTGGCTAAGTATTACGAGCAGTCTTATGGGGAAGCCGAGATTTATAAACAAGAGTACAACAAGCACGCTCAGTCTGTACTCAACACAGTATTTACCCGCAGAGTACCTTCCGTATATAGCTCACCTTACTAATCATGGCATCCGCAGAACAGAAAAAGTCATACGATGTCATTAAGAACTTTAAGGGACTCAATACCCAGGCTAACCGCACTGCAATTGATTCTGAGGAGTTTTCTTGGCTAGAAAATGCTCAACCCATCGGGTTCGGCAACATGAAGATCATTCCTACCTATGCCAATGTCACAAATGCTAGTGGTAATACGGTAGTTCAAAGCTCAAATATTGTTTATTTTTCTGCTGTAAACCTTGGCACTAGCGACTATTTGACTTTCTTTTTGTCTGACGGATCAGCTACTTATTACAAAATTCAAGACAAAACTACTGGAAACATTGCTGCTCCTGGCACATTTAGCGCCAATGCCAGCATGAACATTACCCAGTGGTACAACACAGAATGTCTGATTCTTGACCCTAATAAGGGTTATTTCACTTGGGATGGCAACAATACGGTATTTGTAGGCTCTGTTGGAGTCATTGCTATTACCAACCCAGGTAGCGGATACACCACTGCTCCTACGGTAGTAATCTCAGGACCAGATCAAACAGGAGGCGTGCAAGCTAATGCAACTTCTTCTTTGGTCACTGGCGGTAATACTGTTGGTTCTATTGTTCTAGTTAACGGTGGATCAGGCTATACCAACTCTGCAAACCTGACTGTCACCCTATCAGGTGGCGGTGGTAACGGTGCTACAGCGATTGCTGGCATCTCTACTTTTGCTACAGGTACAGTACAAGTAGCGGTCATTGATGGTGGTTCAGGCTATTCAGGCAATACGACTGCCGTCACGATTACTGGCGGTGGAGGCACTGGAGCTTCTGGAACAGCAATCATATCAGGGAATACCATTACTCAAGTCATCATGACTAATCCTGGTACTGGCTACACCAACACTGCCAACATCACAGCAACTGTTACTGGAAACGCAGTTTTAAAAGCGATTATCAACAACAACTCTAATACGGGAATAGCGAGCTTTTCAGGTCGTGTTTGGATTGCTTCAGGGCGAACTGTCACCTACTCTGCTGCGGGTCAATACAGCGACTTTACAAGCGTTTCAGCGGGATCTTTTCAGATTACTGACTCCACATTGCACGGAAACATCCGTCAATTGTTAGCTGCTAACGACTTTTTGTATGTTTTTGGAGATTCTTCCATCAATGTGTTCTCCAATGTGCAAGTTAGCGCATCGGGACAAACCCTATTTACCAATACCAATGTGAGCGCTTCCGTTGGTACGCAATTGCCTTTTGCCATCATTCCGTACTTTCGTTCAGTGCTTTTTATGAACAATTACGGGGTTTATGCGCTAGTCGGATCTACTACAACCAAGTTATCTAGCCCTTTGGATGGAATTATTCCTAATATTGACTTTACCAGCCCCGTTTATGCTGGTCAGGTTATTGTGAATAACATACTTTGCGCTGCATTTAACTTTAAATATTACGACCCTACTTTTACGCAGACTTCACGCTATGTGCAAGCCGTATTTTTTGATAAAAAATGGTTCATCACTAGCCAAAATGACGCATTGCAATTCATTGTTTCCGTTCCTGTAAACGGAGATGACACTCTATTTGGCACAACCGCTACGACTTTGTATCAACTTTATAGTGATTCTACTGATTCAGTTATTAGCAGAATCCAAACTGCATTGTTGCCAATGACAGACCCTATCCGTACTAAACAAGCGCTTAAGTTTGGTATTGAGGCAACATTGACTAATGGCGCAGCTTTCCAAGTAACTGTGGACTCAGAATATGGTGCAAGTCCTCCATATTATCTTTCTAATACAGTGACTTGGTACAACACATCTGGCACGACAATCCCTTGGATAAATAACAGTTCTCAAGTAATATCTTGGATATATTCGAGTGGTTATGCGTTGTACAAATCAGATGCGCAACAATGGGGTAAATATATCGGTTTGACAATGACAAGCAACTCTGCTGCTTTCCAAGTCAATACATTTGAATTTGAACAAGAATTGAGAACGAGGTTCTAACATGGCTCTACCAATTACAGTCCCGTATGTATTCGGAAATGTCACATCATCCATTCCGCTGACTAACCTAGATAGCGACTTTGCTACCATTTATGCAGCCGTCAATGGCATCGGAAACGGCACTGTTGCCCTTGCTAATGTCACAATTACTGGCGGATCTATTCAAAATGTGTCAGTAACATTAGATACGATCAACAATACCCCAATAGGTAACACAACGCCTTCTACAGGAGCATTTACAAGCCTAACCGACACAGGTTTAACTTCTGGTCGTGTTACCTATGCAACTACTGGCGGTCTATTAACAGACTCTGCCAATATGACCTTTAACGGCACTAGCTTAACTTTAGCTAATGATGCTTCTATATCAGGTCTTACTGTTGGTAAGGGTGGTGGTGCTGTAGCTAGTAATACTGCTGTAGGAAATGGTGCTATTGGTTCTAGTAATAGCGGAGCATATAACGCTGCTTTTGGTGTTAGTGCTTTAGCTGCAAATACATCAGGACAATTGAATACTGGTCTTGGATATAACTCATTGTTATCAAATACTACTGGCTCTAATAATGCTGGTGGCGGTACAAATTCTTTAATTGCAAATACAACAGGCTCATATAACACAGCCTTTGGTGTTCAATCTTTAAATTTAAACACCACCGCATCTAATAACACCGCAGTAGGTTATCAGGCTTCCTATACAGGAACAACAGCAACTCAAAATGCTTCTTTAGGATATAAAGCATTGTATGCAAATACCGCAGACAACAATACTGCAATGGGTTTTCAAACATTGTTTACTAATTCGACAGGAACAGAATTAGCGGCATTTGGTGTTCAAGCGTTACAAGTAAATACAGCATCTTATAATTCATCTTTTGGTGCTTATTCAATGTATTACAATACATCGGGCGCAAATAACACCGCAGTAGGTAATCGTGCTTTATTTTCAAACACCACCGCATCTAATAACACAGCAGTAGGTTACCAAGCTGGGTATAGTAATACTACTGGCACAAATAATAATTTTATTGGTTATCAAGCTGGATATGGAAACACAACTGCTAGTGCTTGTAACTTTTTAGGTAGAGGAACAGGCACAGTAAATACTGGAAATTACAATACATTCGTTGGTGATTTTGCTGGAACTGCGAACACAAGCGGAACTCAAAATAATTTTTTTGGTCAAGGTTCAGGCTCATCAATAACAACTGGTTCTTACAACTCAATTTTGGGTAGTTACAACGGAAACCAAAATGGAGTAGACATCCGCACAGCAAGCAACTGGGTCGTATTATCAGATGGTGCTGGTACTTGGAAAGCAGTTCAAAGCGCAAGTGCCGCATGGTATCAAGTTAATAATTCAGCTTCTTGGGGAACAACATCTGACAGCAGAATTAAAGAAAATATTGTTGATTTAAACAAAGGTCTTGATGTAATTACTTCATTGCGTCCTGTTACTTTTGATTATATAAAAAACAAAAAAGCTGATGTTGGTTTTATTGCGCAAGAATATCAAGCTGTTTTGCCAGACCAAGTTTCTATTCAAGATGGAATTGATGAAGAAACAAAAAAATTAATTGGTGGAACTGATGACTTGTTAAGCATTAATCAAAATTTAACACCATACCTTGTAAAAGCAATCCAAGAACTCAACGCAAAAGTAACCGCATTAGAAGCACAACTAGGAGCTAAATAATGTTAGAACTAACACCTGAACAAGAAGTACAACGCAGTTACGATGCCGCAATGGATAGCGTAAACCTACTTAACGCTGGCAAACCTGAATTGATGACAGATGAAGAATGGGCTGACACAGTTAAACGCAATAAAGAACACCTTGAAATTCAAATTGCTAAAGGTGCAGAGTTTTATGGCGAACATGATTTAACGCCATTTGTTGACGCAGTAAAACTTTAACTTAACTAGGGGATATTATGAAAACTTTTACATTAGAAGATAACGAAGCCTTATTTATCATTAATCAAATTGGTGGTTTGCCAAACAACACTGGTACAGCACCTTTGTTT